TTACAATCAAAGAACATATTTTCAGCGATCTTCTTTGCACCTGCTGAATATGCTCTTGTCATACTACCACGTTTAGATATAGCTTTTCTAATATGTTTCATTGGCATCTGATCAAGGATGTCTTTAAGTCTCTCATCAGTTGTCAAATGATATAACTGTTTAGCAGTCTGAACATAGAAGTCATGTTGTATTTCTACTGGTATTAGCCCCACAAGCCTCCCTGTCTGGCTGTCTTTAGAAATAGCACCTAGATGCTGCCAACCATTGTTAGACCCGTCTATGGGCACTGGAAGGTGGCTAACGTGGATTCTATTATCTTTGACTGCTCTTTGGTAATCAAACCACTCAAAGCAACAGGCTAGGAATGACACAGATTTCTCTGCTATATCTGCTACGATACCTCTCCTACCCATTTCGACAATAACTTCCATGTTATCGTTAGTCCACCTTACCCTGTCCTCAAGGGTAAACTTATCTACGCTTATAGACTCTAGCTTTTCTTCTTCTAGGTATCCTGCGTAGTCAGCCTCACACCAGTCAGGTATCTCGTCTATGTTATAACTCTGGTTGAATGTATTGGCTGTGTGTACAGCTAACCAGAAGAGACCATCCTCTGTCATAGGTTTACCCCTAGCAAAGGTCATCATACCTCTGGCTAGGTCAGATCCTTGATAGTTTAGGAAGGACTCTGAGTAGTATAGCCTACCCCTATAGTCTGCTTGCATGAACTGATAGAAGACATCGTGATCATAGAGCAGCTTAGCTTTAGTGGTAATGAAACCCCATTCTACCAGCTTGCTTCTACGTTTCATTTCTTTAGCATCATTATCATCTATTGGTGTTGATGACACAAATGCATCTTTGTTTTCTATCAGAGTATCATATACACGCTGGTTGATTCTCCATCCAGTGCGTTGTAGTTTGTTTACTGAAGTAACCCAAGGGGTTCCAATCATAGGTTCAAACCTTGCGTTGTCCTCTTCTGTCCACTCTTTGATTACAGGTTCACCGTCCTGTTGTATGATCTTTGATATTCTATCTGGTCTTTCTAACACAGTGTGTGTCAAAGAGATCCTCATCATTGCCTCTGGTATATCGGCAAGGTCTATCCATTTAGCTGTAGCTGATACAATATAGCTAGTATCCCTTGTCTTCGGGTAGTATATGTCTATGTATCCACAGTTATAGAACGCTTCTATAAAGAGATCACCCAACCTCACATGCATGTTCCAGGGTAACCCAGGGGGTTCCCTTTTGATTACACGTGCTATACGTTGACCTATTGCTGTAGATACAGCTGTCAACTGTGCAGTCCCTGCAGGACTATCTGAGGTATCGTAGGTGAATCTCATTTGTATTGTTTGGAAAGCCACGTTTACTAGTCGTGGCATCTCCTCTTTATATTCTTTATACAATCTCAGAAGTACACCACCTGAGTTTGCCTTAGGGTTATTTGGATTAACCCTTGAGACCTTATCAATTAGGTACTCTGAGATGTTATCGAATGGATTCATACAATCCTCTTTCTGTTATTATATTGTAAAGTAATCGTCAAATCCACCAGATGCTATTAGCCTAGTGGTTTTGTTGTTGTATGTAGCGGATCCTGCAGGTCCAGTAAGTCCTGTGAATCTGGACTTGAGTACCTTGAACTTGATTGTGTTTCGTTCTGACTCTGACTCTGCAACGAGGTTCCTTGAAAAGGCAATGATGTCGAACGAGATCTGCTTGATCGAACCACTGCCTTTGATATCATCGATAGATGCGATGTTCCCTTCCTCAAAACTCTTACCTCCTTGTGCCTTACGTAGGTGACTGATAAGACCCAGCCATACATTGTGTTTCTTAACAACCTTAAGTAGGTCAGACATTACTTTGTCTATCGCTTCGTTCCCAGATAACCCTTCAGAGCCTTCCGATACCGCGATAGTAATGTGATCAAGAACGAGGTACTTGCAACCCATAAGGGCCATGTATTCGATCTTGTCAATAAGAGATGCGTCCCCAACGGAGCCTTGGTGATCCAAGAGAACCAGTCGCTCGTCACCAAACACAGCTTCGTATCCTGATCGCAATTCACTTTCACTAGTTGGTGGAGGATCCATGATGTTGCGTTTAAGTTGCATTGAGATAAACTTTTCGGCTGTATCTCCAACACTTTCTTCCAAACTAATGAGTCCAACCTTATCACTTGTCTTAGCAAGCAGGTCAAGAATAATCTCTTTAATGACAGTAGACTTACCACTACCAGTGCCAGAGGTAAACAAAGTAATCTCACCATATCTTATCCCCTTGAGTTTTTCATTGAGTCCTTGAAGACAATCAGGGTAAGGAACCGACTCAACATTCTGGCGTTCCTTGAGCTTTTCCCAGACTGCTTCGCCCATGATAATTCCTGCAGGGGACCACGTTTTAGCCCCCCATATACTTTCCACGATAGCATCTGGTCCATGCTTGAGGAAGAGTTCTGATGGGTCTTTGCATCCTTTAAGTGACGCAACCTTACATCTCCCCGTACCCACGATACGTGCCGCTTTCTCCACAGCTTGCGATCCAGCTTCGTCTGAGTCGAACATGAGTATGACAGACTCATACTTAGATATCCACTCCCGCTGCGCCAGAAGTGTATTGATTCCTGAAGCACTGGGAAGAGATACAACAGGGTAGACCCTTCCATACTTTTGTTTATATGCCTGAGCAACAGCGAGTGCATCCAACTCCCCCTCGGTGATGACGAGCATTTTGCTACCCACCGACTGTTCCTGACCGAATAGTTCCACATCTTTAAAATCTCCATGAACACTAAATGTTTTAGGTAGTTTTCGTTCTTTGTATGCTACGATCTTACCGTTCTTTGTGTATGGGTAGAAGTGGGATTGAGGTAGTCCTTCTGGGGTTACACTCATTTTTACTTTAAAGTAATCTACTATTTCTTTAGAGATACCACGAGAAGAAATACCATAGCTACGATAAGAATCGATATCGGAGAATCTAGTAAGCTCATTAAAGGTGGCGGGTTCATAACTATCCATTTCTGTTTCTACTTTCTTTGATTTGCCACAGCTGAAGCAATGTCCTACTCCATCACTGTATGTTGTAAATGCATCGGAGCTACCACATCCAGGGAATGGGCAGGGTCCTCTAGTATATCTTTTGTCATCCATCTAGTTCCATCTTTCTTCTTTAGCTTGACGATTTAGTTTCCTCTTGTAACTCGCTTCTCGTTTCTTGTTGAGTCTCTTCTGCTTGATTATCTTCATACTCTCGTACTCTGATGTCAAGGAACTCTCCTCCTCGTTTAACGATTCGCTTTTCAAGTTTGATGTTGTAAACTTTATTGTCATTGAAATCCTCATACACTCCTTGGTATGTGTCTAGTATTGGTTTAATTACGTTATCCAGATCTGCTCCTCTATTAGATAGACCTGCTGTAATGTTAAAGGTAACTTGACCAGCCCCGAAAGGCCAGTCAGTTCCTATAAGCTCATCACGAATCTGGTTCTGATACTCCAGATAATCCGCTGACTTGAACGTTGTCTTCCCCCTTCGGTTCCACATCTTGTTCGCACTCAGGGGTTTGATTGAGAAGTAATGACTCATCTGGTTCATCCTTACTCACCTCCTTTAGTTCATCCCATGTAGTCAGCATAGTAAGTAGTTTACGACTAAGCCAAGGGTCACCTGCATTGTTTTCTTTCCAGGCTTTCTCAACAGCTGCCCATCGTTGACCCATAGGTATACCGTCTAATAGTTTAGCTGCAGTCTTTGGACCTATACCGTGTATTCCTGGTATGTTATCACTGTTGTCACCAGTCAAGCATTGTAACATTAAGTTTAGATCTGCTTGATCATCGTTAACAAACTCATGGGTTTTCTTAGTATAGTTGTAGTGATGACCTGGAATTTGTTTAAGGTCTTTATCAATACCACAGATAACAAAGTCTAGTTCTAATTCACGAGCTTCGTAAGCCCATATACATACTAGATCATCTGCTTCCATACCATCTGCTTCTATCCCACCCCACTTTTCTTTCATATAACTATGACCGTAGTTAAGGGACTCTTTTATTTCCTCTTTTAAGGACGGTCTGGTGCCCTTGTAGGGGGCATAGAGGTCTTTCCGGTAGTTCCCCCTGCCTTTGAGGGCTACACGGCACTCCTGAGGCTCTGAGAAGGCGTATGCGATACATTGATTTACAGTAGTATCGATTACTTTTCTGATCTCTGCTTTATCAGAGTTGCTGTAAGCAGCCCTGAAGTAGATAGAGTCAGCGTCAATTAAGGCTAATGCCATTACGTTTTCCTTTTATCTATAGACAACATCGATACCCCATTCCTTTACTTTATTTTCTAAAGGGTAGGGGTCCCAGATGTCTCTTTCATATTGCACTGCTGCGAGAAGATGGAGAATGATGTATCCTTTTGAAGTATAGTAGTAACGCAATACATCAAACCATTCTCTCGGTTCAACACCGTCTGGTTTTGGGTGGAAGGATACGATGTACCCTGGGTATTCAATTGATTGTTCATAGGGTACTTCCTTTATATTAGTGGACATCTGCGTAGCTAGTTCCGATAACATAATCACCACCTTCCATACAAGTAACACCAAACATCTCTGGACCTTTCTTAAAAGATTCCTGAAGTATCTCACCGACACGATCTGCATCATCAGGATGTGACACATAAGCGATCTCATCGTGATAGAACAAGCGTGGCTCTGCACGTAGCTTTTCTTCGTCAATCTTATTCATAGCATAAGACAATGCAGACTTACAGGTAATACCTTCAGCAGTTTGCAGCAAGTAGTTAAGTGCTTGGTATTCACCAGACACAAACACAGGTCTACCATCAAGGCCAGGGAACCAACCCTCACCTGTTGCATATTGTGTGCTGCGCCATACTTCACCTAGTTTATCTTTAAGTTCTTTCAACCCTTTGATTCCTTTGGCAAAGTCTTCACGTGACTTCTTACCAGCATTAGCATTAGACTTACCAGTTAGGATAGAACCTAGCTTAGCATCACCAGCACCAAACAAATAAGCATAGAGATAGTTCTTTGCTACAGGTCTGGAACAGCCAAGTGCGTCTGCATTACGTTGGTGTTGATCACCATAGATTACCTCATTAGTAAACTCATCGTTGTTTACATAGTGACACAGACCACGTAGCTGGTTGCCAGAACTGTCTGCACCTACAACCTTCCAGTCTTCATCAGGTATGAATAGCTCACGTAACTCTTTACCCCAGGGTGCATTGACTCCTGGAAGATTCACGATTACTTCATGTCTGCAACGGAATGTTTGAGTACCGATAGTCCACATGTTACCATGTATACGTCCAGCTTCTAGGGTCTCAAGCCAGCCTTTAATTACAGAGCTACGGTTACGTAGAGTGTAATACTCACTGATCATTTTACCCATATCACCTAGTTTTTCTAGGGATGTATCAGTAATCTTTGGTCCTACGGTTACCCATTCACGACCAATCTTCTTTCGATTGTACTCATCTGGCTTCCAACCTACAGTTAGCAACCAGTCCTTTACAAGTTCCATAGATCCTAGTGTAATCTGTTCTACTGTGAACCGTTGGAACTCTTTGTTTGCTGGGTGTACATGTATGTCTTCTGACTTTACTTCTTTTTCATAGAAGTCTGAAAGCAAACGTGCAGTTACAGCAGTGTAGTCACCATTCTTTTTGTATTTAGGTGTCTTAGGTGTCTTATCAATGTATACTTTATGCGTACCCAACTGAGGATGTATTACTTTTTCTATCTCATCCATTCTAGTTTGCATAAGTTTAAGGTTCTTTACTGCCTTGACTCTATCAAACTTCCAACCACGGGTCTTTACACGGGCATTGAACTTTGCAGTATCATGCTCAATTAGTAAACCTTCCTTGATTGTTGGACGTTTAGCAGCAATTCGTTTGTATTCTTCCATCAAGTGATTAAACACATCTACGTTTAGCATTACATCTTGTACACAATAACGTAGCATTTCTCTAGAGTACCCATCCCACTCATCAAATTCAATTTTTGAGTTGTTAAGGTGTTCACCCCAACCCTTTAAGCCATGCTTGTGGGGTCTTTTGTATTGTAATACTTGAGACATAACCCAAGTGTCATACACTTTCTTGTTATTTAGTTTTAAACCATATAGTTTTTCCATAACTAAATTATCAAAGCCAATAATGTTATGACCAATTAAGACTTCTGCATTGTTTAGTACGGCACAACCATCATCCATTCCTGGAAGAGCGTCATCGTAATCACTAAACTTGTATGTTGTACCACTGTCTAGGTTGTATGCTACAAGACACCAAACTTTAGTTGCATCAAAACCATCTGTTTCAATATCATACACTAATTTCATAAGCTTTTCTTTCTAGGTAGTGTTTCTCTTTTACTGACCTGATTGTGTGACAATTAGCGCAACGTATGTCGCACTTACGAGCCTCTTTGATGATGTTCTTGATACTACAAGAAGCCATTCTATGAGGCGTATATATTTTATCTGATGGATCTCTGTGATCCCATTGAAGAGCGTAGGGGTTTTCGTTGTAACCACAATCAATACAACCTTTAGCAATTTTGTATCGGTCTAGTATTTTCCTACGTCTTCGTATCTTTAGTATTTGTTTTTTATTACAAGTCACTTGTCTTTTCCTTCTGGCATGTCGCATTTAGGACAGATAGTGTACTTTGAATCAATACTCATAATTGAAAATTCCTTTCCGCAAATGTCGCATATGATTGTTTTAAATGGTTTGTCGGTTATGTGATCTTGTTTGTTTCTGTCTGATTTCATGGCCCAAACTCTTCCATTAATTCATCAATGTGTTCTATGGGTTGGGATCTGTTCATATATTCTTTGTAAAGCATTTCTGTTGCATACATTACAAGTGTATCCATGTCCCAACTATCAACACAGTTAGTGACTGCTGTAGCTATATCTTCTTCATCATATTTTTCAATCATCTCTAGACCTTTCGATTTGTTTTTGAAGATTCGCCAAGGCTCTCCAAGCTACTTGTGCCCAGTCCTCGTCAATCAGGTGACGCATCATAGCATCTAGTTCATCACCAGACTTAGACCTGTCCCAGTGCAGTGTCTCTGGTGTTTGACCATGTTGGATACCACCTTTGAGAGATACTTTTGATATCTCTACGATTGCATCGGGGAAGTATTTTATGAATCCTGTGTATACTGGAATAGATTTACGTTCTTGTGCGTCACTTGGTAGTGTAGCTTTTAAGTTTCTTTTCATGTATGCTTCATGCCTTTCGTTATCGATCATCTCCAGATCCTTTAATTGTGTTTGCTTCTGCTCTTGCTGCTAGTTTATCCAGATTAGAAGTAGCAACAAGCTCAAGGTTAGTACCCAACTCTGAGGCAAGGACAGCGATATACCAAAGAGTATCGCCAAGTTCCATAGATATATTGTGTAAGGCTTCCTCAGCTTTCTCTGGGTCATTGTCGTAATCTCCACGAAGAATCTTCTTCACTTTGTTTGCGACCTCTGCAGCCTCTCCTGACAAACCTAATGCCAAGTACGGAAGTGCTTTATCTTTTGGGTAGACAGCCGTTGTAACAGCCTTTGATTGATAGTCATTTAGTTTCATAGTGGTTATATACCCCTTATAGAATTAATACCTTATTGATGACGAGGCTTGTCCTCGGCATAAAAGATATACCTATAAGGGGTATATAGAATTTATGGAGAGAACAATGCCTTTTAATCCAAAAAGCCTCAAAAACCTTAACGGTAGTTGGACTACTGAGTCTGCGAGAAAAGCACAGGCCAAGGGTGTAGAAACCCGCAAGGCTAACAAAGAAGCTAGAGATGCCGCTAAGATGTCTATGGCTGAATGGAAGCTATATAAAACAGATGTGCTTGATCAAACTGATATGACATCTTTGGATGTCCTTAAGATAATGATGATTAAAGCTGTGTCAAGAGATGACATGGATACTGCAGTAGATATAGCAAAAACTCTAGCAGAGTTTGAAGCACCCAAGCTTGCACGTGTCGATCAGACCAATGTAGAAATACAGGCTGAAGATTTATCTGATGAAGAACTGCAAGAACTATTAGACCAAGCAAGTGCCGAGGCGAGTGCCCCGCGACACTGATGCATGTTGTCGGTTACCCAAAAAAGATGCATATGCGTTTTGTCGGTTAGCTAAAAGAAAATAAAAGAGTCCCTAGATACACATTTAAGTGTACCTAGGGGCTTTTTGGTTATCTATGCGTGTACTTTAGGGCGGCTACAGAAGTTACCACCAGTACCGTTGGGGCTACCTGCAGCTAGTCGTGATACAGATAAGTATCCTTGGTTGTTTGACCAAGAGCCTTTAGGCCCAAATTCATTAGTAGTCCTACGGAACTGCAGGTTCTGCCGACCAATAGGGTTTACGATAATTTTAGCTGCGATTGATTTTTGCATGATACAAAACTTTCTATTGAATGTTAAACTGTCCATCTAGTTCCTGTAGAACATAGCCTAGATCTATATATAAATGGGTGGCTTCCTCTTGTGTAAGAAGCACTTCTTCACCGCCAAAGTCGATAGCAATTTTACCATCGGCTTCAGCGTATACGTTTTCTATGTCAACGACTGGCATTATACATCGTCACTATCGTCTACGAAACCTTCTTTGAAAGCGTCATGTAAAGTCGAGATATCTGCTGTATCTATAGATCCATACACGTTGTAGTGTGTTACTTCTGAACCATAGCGTTTGCCTTTGCCGATTCTGATTTCTTTACAGACAGCATCTAGTTTCATATATGCTTCTGTAGCATTTTCTAAGTTTCTTGTATATACATCAAATGATAGTTTCATGTCATACTCCATAAATTGAATTGATTGCATCGTCCACCATATCTTGGATTTCATCTTGAGACATGGATAGACCAATGTTTTGTAGTTGGAAGTTTACAAGGTCTTTTACGTGTACTTTTATATATTCTTTTGATTCCATAATGTAGTCTTCGACCATGACCCATTCATTGTACACTTCTTGATCTATCATTTCTTGAATGCTCATATGGATTTCTTTTAGTTTACCCATTTTGTTTCTCCAAGTAATGAAAACGTTTCCACCACATTTTCTGTGAGAATCTATCGTTACGAGTAATGAATAACTCTAGTAGTTGATCTATAGCTGTATCTGATAGGTTGTGGTCTACAGCAAACTTAGCAAAGAATTGAAAGTCTTGTTTAGTCATTACACAACCTCGATTTGTTCAATGTTTGGATCATAGTTTTCTTCAAGATATTTACACACTTGATCCCAGTTTTCTGGTGTAAACTCAAGATCACCACACCAGATACCGTCTTGGTTTTCGTCATCACATACAACAGAGAAGTTACTGTTTTCTTCAATGACCCCATAGCACCAAGTTTCTTTACCGTTTTTACGTATGTACACATGTTTGTCAAGCATTATGAATCCTCACTGATATCTCTTGAGTGGTTGACATGACACATTTCTCGTTACGTTTGAATAGTTCAGCCTCAATTAGATTGAGACCAGAGAATGTGGGATCGTCAGATACAACACGAACAATCCAGACCTCTTCACGCATTTGGACAGAGTTAGTAGTACCATCAGTATTAGTACCCTCATTGTTCCAGTGACCAACACCGTTGTATGCTGTGCAGCCACCATGAATGTTAGTTAGAAGTGTCTTGGCATCTTCAAAGGTTTGTCTACCCACTGCACATGGGATATATACTTCATGTATGTAGTTCATTGTTCTAGTACCACTTCTGCATTGGTTTCTATCCAGACTTTAGCGCCACATGATAGTGGTTTGTCAGGGCTGTATACGACTGTGCTACCACCCATGATATGGACAGCGTGTGCATATTCGTTAGACTTACTGGTTTTGACAGTGATTACAGGGTTACGATCACCAGACTTTGCATTGGCTCTGATTACATGCTGGTTGATATGGATACGTTTAAGTGTCATCTTGTCTCTCCACACAAAAGCATTGTTGTTTAGGATAATCAAAGCCACGCTCTGTATGTGCTACGTGGCAATGGGACATGTATTTATGTTCAGAGTATATTTCAAGATTAACTTCTGAGTATGTGATTGTGCCTGTACAAGCCAACACCCATTTATATACTATTGGGTTCATCGTCATACACCTCACCAAAGTCTTGCCATTCTTGTTCCCAAGTGGGCTGACCATCATCGTAGTCTTGCTCATCCTCATACCAATGTGGTTCTGTACCGATAACAATTTGTGATATAGCGGCACAGTATACATCATCATTTTCATGCATGATAGTACGGTACATAGCTTCAGCATGTTCCCAATTTTGAGAGACTTGCCAGTGATCTACAAGTGTAGGTTTGTTATCAATTGTTTGTCTGACTTGCCAAGATACAATGTACATGCTCATAGTTCTTCTTCCCAGTCGTTTACATGGTGTTCTACATCGTAGCATTCCATGTCTTCATGGTGTGTAAGTAACTCAACCCTTAGTTTACCATCTTTCGATTCGTGAACATACACTTCGTGAAAATCCCAATGGGTTGGTGTGTTAAATCTTAAAACCATAAACTCAGGAGTATGTTCTTTCCAATTGTTGGAAGAGAACAGGTTGTCTCGTCTAGCAAGTTTCATAAACTCTTTACCAGAGGTTTTGGTTAGTTCTAATACTATTTCTCCATACCACTAGAGACCACATCTTCAATGTCATCTACTGTAAATTCATATGGTAGTTCACAATGTAGATCTAGTTCATAGTATTCTGTACATCTTACATCAATTCTGATTTGAGTTGACATCTTTAAGATACTCCTGTTTCCATTCTGAGAAAGCATAACCACCCATTTTACTGAACTCATGCAGTGTATAGTTTTCTACCATGAGTGCAAGTACAGTTGCATAGGCTTTGTGTTCAAAAGTATCTGATAGGTATTTGTGTATTTCATCCCATGATTCTGGGATAATTACAATATTGTTATTTGATAGATCCATCAGTGACCAGCCTTTCCTGCGTATGCC